AAATAAAGCATATGTTGACCAAGTTGCTCAAGGTTTAGATACTAAACCATCTTGTAGAGTTGCTACAACTGCCGATTTATCAGCAAGTTATTCAAACGGAACTGCTGGTGTTGGCGCAACTTTAACTGCTGGTTCAAACGGTGCAATTTCAATAGATGGTGTATCTTTATCAGCAGATGATAGAGTTTTAGTAAAAGATCAATCAACTGCTGCTGAAAACGGTATTTACCGAGTTTCAACAGTTGGTGATGGTTCAACTGCTTTTGTACTAACAAGAGCAACTCCAGAAGATCAACCTGCTGAATTAACAGGTGGCGCTTTCGTATTTGTAGAAGAAGGTACTGCTAACGCTAATAACGGTTATGTATTTACTCACACAGGCGCTCCTACTTTTGGAACAACAAGTTTAGATGTAGCACAATTTTCTGGTGCAGGTCAAATTACTGCAGGTGCAGCTTTAACAAAAACTGGTAATCAATTAGATGTTGCCGTTGATGATTCGTCAATAGAAGTAAATGCTGACGCATTAAGAGTTAAGGCATTAGGTATTACAAATGCTATGTTAGCAGGTAGTATTGATGGTGCTAAGATAGAAGATTTTAGATTTGCTGATGAAGGTTCATCACAAGGAACAGTTACAATTGGTAGTGCATTAGAATTTTTAGCAGGTGAGGGTATTAATACATCTGCTGTTAACAACACATTAACAATATCAGGTGAATTAGCAAGTACATCAAATATTGGTGTAGCTTCATTTAATTCAAATAATTTTACAGTTACATCTGGCGATGTTGAAGTTACAACTATTGATGGAGGATCATTCTAGTGGCAACTGTAATAAAAATTAAAAGATCGGAAACACCAAGTCAAATTCCAGGTGCAAGTGCATTAGAGGCTGGCGAATTAGCAATGAACGTAACTGATGGTAAGTTATATACTAAAACATCAGGTGGGGTTGTTAAAGAAGTTGGTGGTGCAGGTGCTGTAAATTTACAATCAGTTACATCTGCAGGAGGAGTAACAACAAACGATATTACATTAAACGGTGCAAATTTAATTTTTGAAGGTGCTTTAGAAAATGCTTATGAAACAACTTTAACGGTAGATGAACCGACTGCTGACAATACAATTTCTTTACCTAATTCAAGTGGTGTTGTTGCTATGGATGGAGACGCATTAGCGTATTCAATAGTATTTGGTAGTTAATTATGGCAAGTAGTTTTAAAAATGCAGGTATGACGGTTGCTTCCGTTGATGACGCAACAGCAAATTTATATACTGCTCCAAGTGCTACTAAAGCTGTAATACACGCAGTTTATATATCAAATAAAAGTGCTACTAACATAGCACAAGTTGACGTTAAAGTTACAACAGACGGTGGTTCTACTTTTTATCACGTAGGTAAAAAATTAGACATTGGTCCTGAAAATACTTTAACATTAGATAAACCAATAAATTTAGAGGCAGATGACATTATTAGAATTGTTGCACAACCTAATCCAGACTCATCATCAAATGATGTTGAGGCATTTGCTAGTATATTAGAAATAACGTAAGATGGCATACTTAATAGATCAACAATTATCATCTTTAAAATTAAAAAAATTCAACGGTATCAGACGTACTGGTGATGGTATGTTGTATCTGTCTTCTATTGATCCTAATTCAGAATCAGATGATATAACATTATCTACTTTTACTGAACCTGGTAAATCAGATTTAGTGCCAAAAGACGGTGAAACTAGTTATACTGAAGAAAGATTAGAATTAATAAATGTACAAACATTTACAGGTGACGCTTCAACAACATCTTTTACTATGAATAATAGTATAGATAATGCCAGTATGATTGCTGTTTATGTGGCAGGCACATTAAAAACTGCTTTTACAGATTATACCGTAAGTGGCACAACATTAACAATAGTTGTTCCTCCAATCAATAATGCAAGCATTGTTGTAGGAACTATAAATAAAAGAAGATTTAACAACGATAGTGATAAGTACCAACAATTTGTTTACAATTCTAATTCTACCGAAACTTACCTTATAAATAGTAGTGGAGAGTTAGTTAAAAGAGTTAACGATTCTGTATCAAGGACTGCTTTAAGTAGTGATGATTTTGATACTTTTGATACAGACGCAACTGTAAATACAACTACTTATCAGGATGCAGTATAGGAATAAAAAATGGCAGATTTTAAACTAGGTAGAATTAAATTTAAATGGAGAGGTGATTGGGCTACCTCAACAGCTTATGTAGTAGATGACATTGTAAAATATGGCGGTAATACTTATGTCGTTGTATCAAATCACACATCACAATCATCAACAGCAAACTTTTATACAGATTTATCAGCAGGTAAATACGAATTACATACTGAAGGATTATACTTCAAAGGTAGTTGGGCTGGTTCTACATTTTACAAATTAAACGATTTAGTTAAATACGGTGCATATCAATATAGATGTATATTACAACATACTTCAGCTTCAACTTTTGCGATAGGTTCAAATTGGGAAGTATATGCAGAAGGTTTACAATGGGAAGATTCTTATGACGCAAGTACAACTTACCAAGATGGTGATGTTGTAACTTATGGTGGTTACACATATGTTTATGTAAATGCTACACCAAGTTCAGGCAATACACCAACAGATAATTCATATTGGGATGTAGTAACAACAGGTTTCAAGGCACAAGACGAATACGACAATACAGCTGCATATAAAACAGGAGATGTTGTAGTTTTTGGTGGTTGGGCATATGTTTGTATAGTTAATACAACAGCAGGTATAAATCCTACAAACGCTACATATTGGACAAAAATTGCTGAAGGATTTAAATATAGATCAACTTATAGTAATTCTACAACTTATTACAAAGGTGATGTTGTAAGATATGTTTCATCAACTTTTGTTTCATTAGCACATAATAATATTAATAACACTCCAGACTCAAGTCCTGTTCAATGGGGAGTTTTAGCACAAGGAGATACAGGTGCTGTATTATCTGAAAGAGGTGACATATTAATTCAAGGTGCTGTAGTATCAGAAAGATTACCAATTGGTATTAGAGGTGCTGTATTAACAACAGATGGAACTGATCCATCTTGGTCAAATGCTGAAGGTGCAAATGTAATTTATGTTGCAAACTCAGGAGATGATACAAATCCAGGAACCCAATTTTTACCTTTTAAAACTATTTCAAAAGCACTATCAGTAGCATCTTCAGGAGATTTAGTTGACTTTGATACAATTTCAGGAGGTACTGGTGGTACTCCATCAACTTACAATGTAACTCAATCATCAACAACTGGTTCTGGTACAGGTGCTCAAGTTAGAATTACAACAGATGGTTCATCAACACCTACGGTAACAGTTATTAACGGTGGTTCTGGACACGCTGCTGGAGATACAATAACTTTTTCAGGTTCTGATATAGGTGGTGCTTCAAATGTAACAATCAATGTTGTTTCTGCTTCAATTGGTGATGTAATTTATGTTAAAAACGGAGTTTATAGAGAAAATTTACCTTTAAAAGTTCCTGCAGGTGTAACCGTACAAGGTGAATCTTTAAGAGGTACTGAAGTTAGACCTAATTCTGGAACATCATCTCAGGTTGCAACTTTTAATCCTAGTTTTTCTTCAACAGTTGCTTCAGCTGTTGACGGTACTTACAATTATATACATCAAACTTCTACATCTGGAAGCGGTTTAGGATTTATTGCAAATGTAACTGTTGCTAGTAATGTTGTTTCAGCAGTAACTATCTATCACGGTGGTTATAATTACGCTGTATCAGATACAATTACATTTTCAGTTGCAGATATTGGTTGTGGTGGAACAGGAACATTAACATTAACTGTTACTGCATTAGAAAATAATAATGCTGCTAATATGTTCTTATTGAACGACACAACAAACCTAGTTCAAATGTCAATGAAAGGATTAACTGGTACACCTAATTCAGGTGGAACTTCAAAAGCTGCAGTAACTTCACTTGATCCAACAGGTTCAATTACATCTACTTCGCCGTATGTACAAAACTGCTCATCTATAAATGCAGGTGCAACAGGTATTCAAATTGACGGAAATATTCATAGTGCAGGTAATAAATCTATTCTTGCAAATGACTTTACACAAATTAACTCCGATGGTCGTGGTGTTCACGCATTAGGTGGTGGTCGTGGTGAGATGGTTTCTATCTTCACTTATTATTGTGATAAATCATTTTATGCAGAATCAGGTGGATTCCTTAGAGGTTTAAATTGTTCATCTGCTTATGGTGAAAAAGGTGCTGAGGCAACAGGAACTTTATCAAGTGAAACTCCTGTATCTGTAATATCTCGTGGTAAAATGTTAAAATATGATTCAACTGGATTTGTAGGTGGTGCCACAGAGTCAGATGTGTCGGATTGTATAACAACACAAGGTCAAGGTACTGCTACTATCACAGGTGCTGGTGGTGCAAGTGCAACAATTTTTAGAACAAATATTTCCACAGATCATTTTCATATAGAAAATATAACAGGTTCATTTGTAGATGGTGAAACATTAACAATTACAAAAGAAGATTCTTCATCATTTCAAGTTGCAGCTGCTTCTTCAAGTGCTGAAACAGGACAATTTGGTGCTTTAATTGCAGTTGATACGTCTGACGGAACATTAGGCACTTCAAATGTTATTGAATTAGGTGCTAATATTCAATTTGCAGGAGACTCAACTTATTATAGGGTATCTGCTGTATCAGAAACAAATCTTCCTTCTCAACAAGCAACAATTCGTTTAACTTCAAACGTAACTTCAGGTAATGCAATTGCTGATAACACAGCAACTACAATTACAACAGGTTTTTCAAATATTCGTTTAACAGGACACGATTTCCTAAGTATTGGTACTGGTGATATTGCAACATCAAATTATCCAGGAGGTCCATCACAACCTGCTGATCAGGCAGATGAAGTTAATGAATTATTAGGTGGTCGTGTTTACTTTACATCAACTGACCAATCTGGTGATTTTAGAGTTGGTGATTTATTCAGAATTGAACAGGCAACTGGTGTTGCAACACTTAACGCAGACGCATTTGACCTTTCTGGTCTAAACGAATTACAACTTGGTTCTATTGGTGCTGAGTTAGGTGCAACAATTAATGAATTTAGTACAGACGAAACATTAGGTAACGATAGTAATACTGCTGTGCCAACAGAAAGAGCAATAGTAGGTTATACTCAAAGAGATAAAATGGGTACAGGACATTTTGTACCACCAACTGGTACAACTGCTGAAAGACCTACAGGAGGTACATTATTTACAGGTGGTATTAGATTTAACTCAACACTAGTTACCTGGGAAGGTTACAATGGTACTCAATGGACTGGTTTAGGTGGTGGTAATCCTTGGGCTAGTAAAGTTTACGGAGACTCACCATTTACTGCTGCTGCTAATGATAGATACTTTATTGATACATCTGGCGGTGCTGTAACAATGAATCTACCTGCTTCTCCTTTAACAGGTGACGCAGTAAGAGTAATAGATGTTGCTGGTACTTTTGATACAAATAATTTGACAATAGGACGAAATAGTTTAAAAATTAATGGTGCAACAGATGATTTAACAATTTCTACTGAAGACGCTGCTATAGGTTTAGTATATACTGGCGCAACTTATGGTTGGAAATTAATAGAGAACATCTAATAAGGGATAAATAATAGAGAAAAGAGAAACAAATGGCTGATTTAAGAGATATAACAGGAAAAAATAGAAGATTTACAGGTACAACTGGTGTAACAGTTTCATCTGGTGCTACTTCAGCAAATAGAACAGATGAAGAAGGTAGATTTAGATATAATACAGCAACAAAATTAGTTGAATTTTATAACGGTACAGAATGGAAAGCACTAGATACTCCTCCAGTTATTACAGCATTAAATTTAAATAGTGGTGCAGACGGTTCTAGTTTTGCAATAGATAGTAATGATTCAGGTAATTCCACTCTTGTTATAACAGGATCTTTTTTTGATACAGGAGCTTCTGTATTAATTACGGCTAATAGCGGTGCTAATATAACGCCTGCGTCAACTTCAGTTGTAAATTCAAATAGAATTGAATGTTCAATAGTTAATTCAGATTTTGTATTTGCAAACGAACCTTATCAGGTTAGAGTAACAAATTCATCAGGACTATTATTTAATTTTGGTTCTATTACGGTAGATACTGCTTTAACTTTTAATAACGCAGCCGATACAACAGAATTGGTTTTTGATGGAAGTAGAACAATAAGTGATGGAAGTTCTGTTAATACCATAGCAGTAGCTACAGACGCTGAGGGTGATACAATAACTTACGCTTTAACTGCTGGATCATTACCAGGTGGATTATCATTAAGCACATCTACAGGAAAAATTACAGGAACTGCAACACAAGTAGGAACAGATACAACTTCAACATTTACCGTGTCTGCTACTGCTTCTTCAACAACAATTTCAAGGCAGTTTAAAATTACCGTAAAAGCATCTGTTACCGTTTCAGTAACATCTACGGGTGCTGGTACTTTTGCAGTACCTACAGGATTAACTTCTGTTGACGTACTTGTTGTTGCTGGTGGTGCAGGAAGTGGTGCAACTCATAATGGTGGTGGTGGTGCTGGTGGTCTTATTTACAGACCTGCTTTTCCAGTTACACCAGGAACACCACTTGCATACACCGTTGCTACAGGAGGTGGTGCTGGTAGTACTGGAGCAGACTCAACTTTCGGTTCATTAACTGCTAAAGGCGGTGGTGCTAATGCAAATAATGGTGGTTCAGGAGGAGGCGCTCCTCACTCACCAGGAAATAATAATGGAACTGCAACTCAACCAACTCAACCTGGAGATAGTGGTTCTTTTGGATTTGGAAATCCTGGTGGTAACGGATTTTATACATCTCCACCAACTGGTGCAAATGGTGGTGGCGGCGGTGGTGCTGCTGGTGCTGGTGGCAATGCAGGACCAAACAATATGGGACCAGGTGGTGCAGGAAAAGAATATACTATTTCAGGTTCACCAGTTTACTATGCAGGTGGTGGTGCTGGAGGCGGACATACAAATGCCACAGGACAAGGTAACGGTGGAATAGGTGGCGGAGGAAACGCTGGAAGAGGTCCTGGTGCAAGAGGACAAGCTGGTACTAACAATAGAGGTAGTGGTGCTGGAGGTGGTAATGATTCTCCGACAGGTGAAAACGGTGGTTCAGGTATTATCATCTACAAATATTAGTATTTTTTAATAATAAGGTTTATTATGTCAAGTGAAGATTTAAGTAAGATAAGAGAATCAAATATAGATTTTGATAAAGTAGATTTTTTATACGACTATGGTAATATAAAACCAGAGGATAAGAAACTTACATCTGAAGTTTTAAAGTTAGTAGAAGAAGGTCAAAGAAACAATCACAATTGGACAAAAATAAAAAGAGATATTGAATCTAAATTTGAAATTGATCCAATACCTGTGATGAAAATTGAAGATTCTGTATGGTTTAATTTTTGTAAAGATGAAAAATTAGGTCAATCATTACAAGGTTATAAAACAACTAAAGACAAAGATGGTAATGACATTAGAGTTCCAATTATAGGATTTACAGCAGATTTAGAAGACCTAAATAAATTTATAACAAACGTAATTACGAAAATTAATAATATGAAAAAAGTGTAAACTGAATTACTTTATATTATGATGACAAAATATACATATTGGGCTTTTGAGTCAGAAATAAAAGCAGATATATGCAAAGATATTATTAATTTAGGAAATTCTAAAATCATAGAAAATAAAAAATTAGGAATAGATACTTCTGGAACAACTTTCGGAGGTGAAGAAAAACAAAAAAATCCTAATGCCGTATCACAAGGTGATAAAACTTTATCAGAAATCAATGACGAAAAAACTTATATTAGAGATAGTGAAGTATCTTGGTTAGATAATAAATGGTTATATGATTTAATTTTACCGTACGTCTTTAAAGCAAATAAATCAGCAGGATGGAATTACGATATAGATTCTAGTGAAACTTTCCAATTTACAAAATATGGAATAGGTGGATTATATGGATGGCATACTGATTGTGGTACAGACAAACACGCTTCTTATCATAGAGAAATACCTGGTTTAACTAAAAAAGAAAAAAACAAAAATTATTCTAAAGATTATAGAACCGTAGGTAAAATAAGAAAATTAAGTGTTACTATAAATTTAAATAAACCTGGAGAATATGAAGGTGGTAATTTAAAATTTGATTATGGTCCTCATTTTAAAGGTGAGAGATATAAAGAATGTACAGAAATCAGACCACAAGGTTCTATAATTGTTTTTCCATCTTATATATATCATCAGGTTACACCTATTACTAGAGGTACAAGATACTCTCTAGTGTTATGGAATTTAGGAAATCCTTTTAAGTAATGAAAAATATAAAAATAGAAAACTGGAATGAATTAACTGACGAGCAAAAAAGTTCTATTGAAAAATCATTTAATTCATTTGATAATGTAATTAATAAAGAAACTTCAGAATATTTTAAAAAAAATCACTACGTAAAAATAGAAAAGTTTATTTCTACCGAATTAGCAAACTTTTTATATGATTATGTTAAGGACTCCGCTAATAGATTAGTTTATGCTGAAGAAAACATAGATAATTTTGATAAAAATGTTTTTGGTGCGTTTGATGATACACAAGCATTAGGTGATTATAGTAAATATGGAGATCCTGTATTTGATAGTTTGTTAAGTCATAAGTTAACAGATATGGAGAGATTATTAGATATTAGATTAGTTCCTACTTACTCATATCATAGACTTTACACAACAGATACAGAATTAGTAAGACATAAAGACAGACCTAGTTGTGAAATATCAACAACACTTTGCTTAGGTTATGACACATCAAATTTAGATGATAAAAATTGGAATTGGCCTATGTTTGTAGGACCTGAAACAGGTGAAAGAGGAACTTTAGGTAAACCAGTTTATATGAAACCTGGTGATATGATAATATATCGTGGATGTAATTTAGAACATTGGCGAGAACCATATATTGGTTTAAATCACGCACAAGTATTTTTACATTATAATGAAAAAAATGGTCCTTATGATATTAAATATGATGGTAGGCCTATTTTAGGATTACCAAACACATTTAGAAATTGATATGAAAACAAATAAGATTATTATAGTTGGTGGTGGATCTGCTGGTTGGATGACAGCTGCAACTCTTGTTAAAAAGTTTCCAAATAAAGATATAACATTAATTGAAAGTCCTAACACACCTACGGTAGGTGTTGGAGAAAGTACAATAGGACAAATAAATGATTGGTTAGCTTTGTTAGGCGTTAAAGATGAAGATTTTATGCCTTATACAGACGCAAGTTATAAATTAAGTATTAGATTTGAAAATTTTTATAAAAAAGGTGACGGCGGATTTCATTATCCTTTCGGCATTCAAAATGATACAGATTATAAAGGTGGACATAGAGCTTGGTTTTTCAAAAAAATATTATATCCTGAAATACCTTATACTGATTATGTAGACTCGAATTATTCACAAATGGGATTAGTACATCATAATAGAATATTTAAAAATGAAAATAATGAATTGCCTGTTTTTAATTTTAATAGAGATGTGGCTTATCACTTTGACGCCACTAAATTTGGTTTATGGTTAAAAGATCATTTGTGTATTCCTAATGGTGTAAAACATATTAAAGAAGATATAGTATCAGTTGAAAAAAATGATGAAGGTATACAATCTCTTAATAAAAAATATAAAGCAGATTTTTATATTGATTGCACAGGTTTCAAATCTTTATTATTAGATAAAAATTTAAACGAACCATTTAATTCACTAGAAGATATGTTGCCTAATAATAAAGCTTGGGCAACTAGAGTTCCTTATAAAGATAAAGAAAATCAACTTGAACCTTTTACAAATTGCACTGCTATAGAAAATGGTTGGGTATGGAATATACCTAGTTGGGAAAGAATAGGAACAGGTTATGTTTATTCAGACAAGTATGTATCAGATGAACAAGCTTTGCAAGAATTTAAAAATCATTTAGATATAAAAGGACACGACTATAGCAATTCAGATTTTAAAAATATAAAAATGAGAGTTGGTATTCACAATAGAATATTTGTAAAAAATGTTTGTGCTATAGGATTATCTGCTGGATTTATAGAACCTTTAGAGTCAAATGGTTTATATACAACACACGAATTTTTATATAAGTTAGTTAGAATAATGAATAGAGGTGACAAAGATACCATAAGTCAATACGATAAAGATATGTTTAATTCTTCTTGTAAGTCTTTATTTTTAGAGTTTTCAGAATTTGTAGCAGCTCATTATGCTTTATCTCATAGAGAAGACACAAAATACTGGAGAGATATTAATAATAGAGAATATTCAAAAAATTTAATAAACTTAAATCCTCAGTTTTATAGTGGTTTTGTTCACTTTACATTTTCAAAAATGAGGGATTACAAATACGATATGTCAGGTGGATTTGCTAAAATAGCAGTTGGTATGAGAAATTTACCAATAGATATGGAAACCATACAACATTCTGATAGTATAAAAAATGAAAATGAGGTATTAAATATAATAAAAAAAGAATATTTAGAATCTTTTAATAAAATGGAGTTTAATAAAAAAGATTGGAACGACATTGCTTTAAAACAAGATACTTTATATAATTATTTAAAGAAAAATATCCATAATGAATGAATTTAAAATACATAATTTGTGGCCTATTCCTGTATATCAAGGTGAAATAGGTACAAGAAATGAATGGTTAGATTATGCAAAAAGTATTGATTATGAAAGAATGGAATCTGACAATGGAGATTATTCTATTGATAAATTTGTTTTAAATAAAATGCCTGATTTAAAAGAAAAAATATTTGAGCACTTAAATATATACACACATAAACATCTAAAGATTAAAGATGAGCAAAAGTTTTTTTATTTAAATTCTTGGATAGTTAGACATAATAAAAATGATTTTGCACAATCGCATTTTCACACAAACTCATTAATAAGTGGTGTTTACTATTTAAACAAACCAAAAAATAGTGGAGATTTAGTTTTTAAAAAAGATCCTGTAAAAAGTAATTTGTTTTCAATAACCGTAAAACCTGAGTTTAAAGAATACGATTATACTAATTCAGACAAAACTAGAGTTATCATAAATTCAGGAGATATAGTTTTGTTTCCATCACATTTAGAACATAGTGTAGAAGAAAACACAACTGATAATATAAGATACTCTTTAGCATTTAATTTTTTTATAAAAGGTAAGATAGGTGAGAAAGAATATGAGTTAAATATATGAACAATATTTTGGTTAGTAATTTAAGAGATCATTTTTTAATTAAAGAAAAAATGATTAATTTAATTAATAAAGTTCCTACTGATTTTTTTGACAACAAGGGTAATAAGGTTTTAACTGATTATGATAGTGAAGAAGATTTTGAATATAAGAAAAAAATTGTTCCACATTTTATAAATCAAATTGAATATGTTTTATCTTTAGATAAGGATTTATACGTTGATCCTATAAAGTTATGGTTTCAAAAATATAAAAAAAGTTATTTTCATAATTGGCATACTCATCATCAGGTTAATTTTGGATTAGTTTATTTTTTAAAACTATCAAATAGTAATTTTAAAACTGAATTTAAAAAATTAGATGGTCAAATAATAGATTATAAGTGTAAAGAAGGAGATGTTATTTTATTTCCTGCATATATACCTCATAGGGCACCTATAGTTGATGTAGATAATGAAGAAAAAATTATGATAGGTTTAAATTTTGATATATTGGTAAGGGAATAGAAATGTATGATATTAAAGATTTAGTTTGGGAAGAACATAAAAATGCTGAAAGACAAGAGTTTGTGAAAACTTTAATGTCAGGCAGCATAGACCATAATCTATACGCTACATACTTATTCAATCAATTACAATGTTATGCTGAATTAGAAAAGTGGGGTCAACACAACGGATTGTTTAGACATACACCTAATTTGCCTAGAGCAGAATATTTACATAGAGATTATTTAAAATTATGGACAGATGTGGGTATGCCTCCAGAAATAACTAAAAGTACAAAAGAATATGTTGAACATATAAAAACAATAACAGATGATCCTGAAAAATTATATGCACACGTTTATGTAAGACATATGGGTGATTTATCTGGTGGTCAAATGATTTCTAAAAAAGTGCCTGTCAAAAGATATTATGATTTTGGTTCTAATGCAAAAGAATATAAAAGACTAGTAAAAGAAACGATTAACAATTATTTAAACGCATATGAAAAAAATGTAGTTGTAGAAGCAAAGTTATGTTTTAATTATGCTACAAGATTGTTTAAAGAAATGAATGAGTTAAGTAAAAAAAATGACATATTATAATAAATTTAAATATTTTTATTGGGGGCCTTGTTTAACAAAATTTACATTAAGCGATGAATTATGTAATGGATTATTAGATAGAGGTAAAAAAGATAAAGAGGATGCTAGAACTGATTTGGCAGGACATTTAGATGAAGAATTTAGATATACTCAAAATGATAAAAATTGGTTTGTAGAAAAATTTAAACCTTATTTAAACGATCATATAAATTTTATGAATGAATACCACAATAGACAACATAATATAACCGTTAGTTTAAATTCATTGTGGATTAATTATATGAAAAATAATGAATTTAATCCGCCACATTTACATAGTGGTGAGTTAAGTTTTGTGATTTATTTAAAAGTTCCTAACGAATTAAAAGAAGAAAATAAAAATTATATAGGAACAGATACTTGTGGACCAGGAGGTATTAGATTTATAAACGACTTAAAAAATGATAAGATGATAGTATCAGAGCTTAGTCTTTTTCCTGAAGAAAAAGAATGTTTTATTTTTCCTGCAAATTTGACACATATGGTTTTTCCTTACAAGTCTAATTGCGAGAGAATATCTGTGTCAGGAAACTTTGATTTTATTGGTAACTCGGTAGGTAATAGATGATTTGGGAAAGATTAATTAGATTAGAAAAAGAAATTATAGATGTTTTAAATAAACATTTAGTTGAATATAAAGAACCAGGTATGGAAAGATTTAATAGACCTGGTTGGACAAATAGAACTTGGTCTAGTATGAGTGTTAGAAGAGCTCACGTAGATGTTGTTGACGCTAGAGAAACAAAAGGTCTTTGGATGGCACACGTATGTTTATTTCCTATGTTAGAAAATGGTGGACCAATATACGGTTTTGATATTATTGCAGGTAAGAAAAAAGTTACTGGTGCATTCCACGATTTTTCACCACTACTTCAAAAGGAACACCCATTAACAAAATGGTTTATTGAAGAAAATAAGTGGTTTAAACCGAGCAAAGAGAGAGAATTACCAGAGTGGGCAAAGGCAATCTTTAGTGGAGGAATGATTGCAGCTGGTAATGTTCAGGAAGAGAGAGAGTTAAATCAAATATGTACGTTAGCAGTATCAAATTTAAACGCATATATTGATAAAATAGGTCAATTTAATACTGATTCTAAGCGAGAAGACGTAATTAGAGCGCAAAATTATTATTGTGAAAATCAACAGAAAAATCCTCATACACCTAGAGTTATGCAATCACTTGGTTTACCAGATGAAGATATAAAGTTATTTTGTGCTGATAATCTCTTTCCTATCATT